TTTTGAGTGGGGCTTTGATGAGCAAGCCAAGTCTGACTTGTATAAGATTAATTTGCAGATCGTGCCTATACAAAAAGAATTTTATTCAACTGAAGAAATTTCTTGGGATTATTAATAATGAGAAGCCTTCACAGCGTTACCGATAAAGCAGTTGATGATGTTTTAAATCAATCCGAAATAACATTGAACGAATTGAGAGAGCTGTTTCTGGCTAGAGGGATACTAATCTCAAAAGATACTCCCAGAAAAGAACTTGCTAGAAATTTCTCAAAGTTTACACATGATTATTACGATCATCAAAAAATAGCGTCATATGTTGGCAGCACTAATCGACGGGAGAAATCAACAGCTAAAATTGTCGCAACAAAATTAGATGAACATGAAATTCTTGAAGCTGCTGAAAAATTGAAAACCGATATAGAAGGTGGAAACGATCTATGTCGTATAACCACTATTGATGGTAAAGTTAAAATAAATATAACTTACCTTTCTACAAATTATGGAAGAAGCGATTTCAAGCAAGTAATAACCAAAAGCGCGTTGATCGAAATTGAACCTTCTGGTGAAGGCGTTTTGATTAGGCGGCCAGAAAACGAACAAACTCAAGATTACGAGGATATTTTTTTAGCTTCTCTCGAAAAAATAGTTTCCTCAAGAGCGGTTGAGGGAGAAAAACCAGACACCCTTAATGTAAAAGAAATAAGTTTAGAACATATCAGCACTCCTAAACTTCGAACTAAATTTTTTGTTAAGTTGATTAATAGCCTAAAAGGCTACGTTCTCGATGATGTCACAGATGCATATGTTTATCATCCAAAACCTGAAAAGATTAAAGAAGAAGATGGTAATAGCGAAACGGGCGTTCATATCGACCGAGCATCTCTTAAAGGTGAAGGAGTATTAAAATCTGAGGAACTCACTTCACTTTATGAACGTGGATTTTACATCTGCAAAATAAAATGGAGAGCAAAAGAAGATCTTCCGGATCCAGATATTTATGAGTTTGAAGCACAGTTCAGTGATCAGGCTAATTTTAAAGATTTCTCTTACCTAGCTAAAGGAGTTAAAAAATATAAAGGTAACATGCAATACAATAAAAACTTTGTTTCGCTGACTAAAAATGAAGAAACCTTTTTTGCCAAATTAATTGAAAGCGCTGCCTATTCAATTATAATGGAAATTGAAACTGAAAAAGTTTAAGGGGGGACTTATGCTTCAGCGCGTAAAGTGGATTAGAGTTAAGTCAGGGCTTAGCTTGAGTGAGCTTAGGCAGTATTTTCTAAGTACACAGTTCAACGAAAAAAACAGCTTTGGGTTTTATGGCGTAGAGTCACATGAGTCAATTCTTAGAGCTAGTTATGTTGAGAAAGAGCTGACTCATTTGGAGTTCACTGATCCATTCGGTGAAGTTCATGAGCAGACTTTAATTTCTTATAACGACTTTTCCTTTGACTTTGCCCCACTTGAAAAAGGGGTTTATTTACTTTCTGTGTACAACCCTCCTAAATCCATCAAGAAGTTTTTGGACAGAGTCAGTTCTAGCTTTGATTACAATATTACTTTTAGTTCGGTTAGTTTAGATATATCAAAGCTTATTAATACTGTAGCATCTGATAAAAATGTTTCTTTATTTAAAGTAAGTAGGGTTAAAGTAAGTGGTTTGAGATTTAGCAATGACTCGACAGGATGTATTGAATTAATTTCCAAAGGAAACGCCTTGGATGATTTGGCAAAAAACGTCATGGAAGAAAAGTTTATCATTGACAAAGTTAAAGCTACTCTTTTATTAAATGACGTACGTTTAGCTTTTGAGGTTTCAAAAAGTGGACTGCTATCAACCGATGGTGATGAAGATTCAATACGATTCATTTCCCAATCAGGTTTCCTAGAATGAGAAAAATGCCAGACGTTAACGCGTTTGGCATTTTATTTTTATTTTATTCTAGTGTGTAACTCTCAAAGTTTATTACCTTATCTCCTAGCCAATCATTAAGTTCTTCAAATCTTCTCTGAAGCGGCATCAGTTCATTACGTACAAAAACTTTGCTGGCCTTTTCAATGTCACCAAACCCACCGACATTATTCGGCATAATCCCCATAAGTTGAGGTGGAACCCGATGCACGGCCAGCATGTCATCGCGGCTCACGTTTTTGATGTTCAGGAATTCATCCTTCGCCGCCACCTCTGACAGCGGGATGATCTGAATACCATCTTTTTTCCCGTTCGGGCTGTACATAAACAGGTTTCGGAAATTGCCAGGACCCTTAGCGCTTTTCATGGCTCCGCGGATATTGTCCACGTCCTGCTGGCTCTGCGCTGGGTCGGTCATATACATGATGAAACCCGCATGACTGCCGTTGAGGTAATACTTGCGGCGGAACAGCGTAGCCGACTCATTCAGCAGCGCCGACGGGATAGCCGACAGGTAGCCCGGTAAGCCGTAAATCTCCTGATTGATATCTGGCTCCATAAGGTGGAAGACGCTGCCCTTCTCAAACTCATAAGGCTCCGTGCTAATGCCGTAATGCGCATACCAGTACGTGTCCAGGTCCAGACCGCGCCGGGTGAATTTCGCCAGCGACGGCTCCAGCTTCAGCACGTTACCGAGGCGACTGGTCCGCTTCTCCAGGTAGGCATTGCCGAAAATCAGGTAATCCAGCGCAAAGCGGCTGAACGCCTGCTGACTCAGCAGCCGATGCGGGATAAAGGTGCTCGCCAGAATGTTGCACTTCACGCTGATGGGTGAACTGTGATGCACGGCGGCGCGGAACGTGCGCGCCAGCCCGTCAACGCTTACGGGCGGTTCATACCAGCGATCATTGATTACGCACTCTACGTAGTCCAGCAGTTCGCGGCGGTCCAGCACCGGGATCGGGTCGCCAAAGGTAAACGCCTCCGACGCTGCCCCGCTGGTCATGTTATCCGGCTGCGGCACGGGCTGCGTGCGGGTGCGGTTCCTGCGTTTGCTCATCAGTAAATCTCCACAATGTTCTGCGTATGTGCCGCCTGTCCCTGCAGCGGCTCGTTTGCCAGCGCGTGCATGGTCGCCCAGGCTAAATCGCCATGGCTGACTTCTTCGCTGCGGCTGGTTTCATAGGTCGGACGGTTGCCGCTGGTCGTTGTGGCCTTGCGGATAGACATGAATGACTGCGCGATGTCGAGGTGGCTGGCGTCAAACTCCAGCCGCCCGCTGGCGATGGTGTCGTAAGCCTTCAGCACCAGGGCGTTTTTCACGTTCGGGTTATAGACAAACTCCTTCACCTGCGGGAAAAACGCTTTGACGTTCTCATACACGCCCAGCCCGACGCCGGTGGAATCGATGCCGATATAGGTGACGTTATACTGCTGCGTCAGCGTCCTGATGGCGTCGGCCTGCGCCCGGAAGTCCATCCCGCGCCACTGGTGGCGCTCAAGGATGCGGAACTTACCGCCCGGCACGGCGGGCGGTGCCATGACCACGCACCCGGCGCTGTCGCCATTCTGCGTTCCCTTCGCAGGGTCATAGCCGATCCATACCTCTTTCCAGCCGAACGGGCGCAGCGCCAGCGCTTCAAAGTCGGTCCAGACTTCCCAGCTGTCCACCATGCACTTCTGCAGCATGACCAGCTGGAATACCGACGCCAGATCGTCCATAAACACGCACATCAGCAGGTTCTGGTAGTCCTCCGGGCTGTAACGCGTGCGCAACTGCTCAAGGTCAAACAGGTCACAGCCGCCTCGCACCGCATCTTCAACGGTGACGATCTGGCGAAATTGTCCGTCTTCGCAGAGGCGGCCGGCGGCCAGTGACTGATGGCTGAGGTCGATATCCACCCTGTCTGCTTTGGCCCGGCCCTTGTTAAACTGCGAACCGGACCAGAACGGATAGGCGCTGTGAGTGAGGCTGGACGGAGTGGAAAAGTAGGTTTCGCGCCACTTCTTGTGCAGCGCCATGCCGGACGCCACTTTCTGTAGTTCCTGAAACTTAGGGATCCAGAAATATTCATCCAGGTACAGGTTGCCGTGATAACTCTGCGCGGTGCGGGCGTTGGTGCCTAAGAAATACAGGCACGCGCCATTGCTCAGCGTCATCGGGTCGCCCTTCAGGTCTACGTCCACTTCGCGGGCAAATTCGATAATGTACTGTTTGAAAACGTGCGCCTGTGCCTTGCTGGCCGACAGGAATATCTGATTTCGCCCGGTGGTCAGCGCATCGATCAGCGCCTCGCGGGCAAAAAAGAAGGTAGCCCCGATCTGGCGCGACTTCAGCAGGTTGCGGACTGAATACTTATTCCCCGCCTCCCACCACTGACGCTGATAGCCGAACATCGAGCCGTGGAAAACTTCCTGCAGCTTCTCAATCTGTTCGTCGCTGAACAGGTTCTTTTCCGGTGGCTTACGCGGGCCTTTGTTGCGGTTCTCCACGTTCGGGTTCAGGTCCGCTTCATTACCGCCGTTGCTGAATTTACCGATCCGGGCGTGTCGTTCGGACTGACGCGCTAGCAGGTCGATTTCCTTAAAGTCCTTCCCTTCCTTCTGCTCCTTCATGATGAGCTGGCAGTAACGTGCGGCGGTGGTCAGCTGCATCTGATCCAGCGGGCCATAGTCGCCCCACTTATCGCGCTTCTTCCAGCTGTGAACGGTTGCGGGTTTCTCTCCCAGCATTTCAGCAATGCGGGCGATGCGGTATCCCTGAAAGTACAGCAGTAAAGCCTGCCTGCGGGGATCGAGGTCGTCGGGGGCGGGTGTCATGTTCATGCAGCCAAAATACGGCCCCGCCGCCGCCTTTTCCGCCATCCCTCATTGTGTGGTTTCCCGCACAACGTCCGCGCGTTGTTTCGATACCCCTGCCGCCGCAAACATAGGGCCTCACAGAGTTTTACTGACCGGAGCCTGGACAATGGCAAAGAAAGCAAAGCGTTTTCGTATCGGGGTGGAAGGTGCCACCACGGACGGGCGCACCATCGAGCGCAGCTGGCTTGAGCAGATGGCGGCAAATTACAGCCCTGAGCTGTACACCGCTGTGATCAACATGGAGCACATCAAGGGCTATACGCCTGACAGCCCGTTTCGCCGCTTTGGCGTAGTAGAGGCACTGGACGCTGAAGAAATCAGCGACGGCCCGCTGAAAGGCAAGCTGGGGCTGTATGCCCTTATTAACCCGACTGATGAGCTGGTCACGCTGACCGGCACCATGCAGAAGATCTTTACCTCTATGGAAATCCGCCCGGAATTCGCGGACACCGGCGCGGCCTATCTGATTGGCCTGGCCGTGACCGACGATCCGGCCAGCCTCGGCACCGAAATGCTGCAGTTCAGCGCCAGCGCCGGGGCGAACCCGCTGGCAAACCGCAAGCAGCATCCTGACAACGTTTTCTCTGCCGCTGAAGAAACCCTGATCGAGTTTGAGGACGTGGCCGACGAAAAGCCCGCCCTGTTTACCCGCATCAAAGCGATGTTCAGCAGACAGCGGCAGACCGACGCGGCCCGCTTCAGCGACGTGCATCAGGCGGTTGAGCTGATTGCCACTGAGCAGCAGGACCTGAGCGCTCGCATTGAAACGGCACTGAGCGAACAGGCCGACAGCCTGAAATCACATTTCAGCAGTGCGCTGGGTGAGGAGGTGCTCAAGCGCGAACAGCTGCAGGCGGACTTCACCGAACTGCAGCAGCAGCTGAGCCGGGAAGATGGCCGCCAGCAGGTCCGCCCGCGCACGCAGGGTAACGGCAGCGGCGGCGAAGTGCGCACCGACTGCTGATACAGCGGCGGCAAACCTTTTTAACGAACAGAGAAAGCGAAGCAATGAAAAATACTACCCGTTTTAAGCTGAATGCTTACATGTCGGTGCTGGCAGAAATCAACAAGATTGACCTGTCCGCGCTGAACAGCAAATTCACCATTGAGCCGTCCGTGTCGCAGACGCTGGAAAGCAAAATTCAGGAGTCGTCCGCGTTCCTGCAGGCCATCAACATCATGCCGGTCAGTGAGCAGAGCGGCGAACGGCTGGGGCTGGGGATCGGCACCACCATTGCGGGCACCACCGATACCACCCAGAAAGAGCGCGAGCCTACCGATCCGACCTACATCGACGGCGACGGCTATAAATGCACACAGACCAACTTTGACACCGCGCTGCCTTATTCAAAGCTGGACATGTGGGCGAAGTTCAGCGATTTCCAGGTGCGCATCCGTGATGCCATCGTGAAACGTCAGGCGCTGGACCGCATCATGATCGGCTTCAACGGCCTGAAGCGTGAGAAAACCTCTAACCGCGTACAGAACCCGCTGCTGCAGGACGTGAATATCGGCTGGCTGGAGAAAATCCGCCAGGAAAAACCGTCGCAGGTGCTGGGTCAGCACATCGGTGACGATGGCAAGGTGGTGTCGGACAAAATCACCGTGGGTAAAAACGGCCTGTTCCGTAACCTGGACGCCGTGGTGATGGGCGCGGTGTCGGAAAAAATCGGCGTGCAGTATCAGGACGACACCGAACTGGTGGTTATCTGCGGACGCCAGCTGCTGGCTGATAAGTATTTCCCGCTGGTCAATCAGAGCCAGCCCAACACTGAAGCGCTGGCCGCTGATCTGATCATCAGTCAGAAGCGCATCGGCGGCCTGCAGGCAGTCCGTGCGCCATACTTCCCGGCGAATGCGCTGCTGATCACCCGTCTGGATAACCTGTCCATCTACTGGCAGGAAGAGACGCGCCGCCGCTCCATCATCGACAACCCGAAACGTGACCGCATCGAAAACCTTGAGTCGGTCAACGAGGCTTACGTGGTCGAGGACTACGACTGCACCTGCCTGGTGGAAAACATCGAGCTGCTGGAGCAGGAGCCGGAAAAAGAGCAGGAGCCGGAAAAAACGTCAGGTGAAATGAGCGAAGCGGAAATCGCACGCATCGCCACCGTGGCGGCTAGCGTGGTCAGGTCCATGAATGATTCAGGCAGTTCAGCCGCCAGCGCGGACACCACGCAGACCGGTGGCGACAGCAAAGGCGGAGCGTAACCCGTGACTAACCCTTTCCGCGCGCATACGCGCTTTATTCAGGCACAGGAGGCCGCCCGGTCGGGCGGCAGTGGCCGCAGCACAAAGGGCTATGACCTGATGCTGCTGCAGCTGAACGAAGACCGCCGCCGCCTCAAGGGTATTCAGTCCAACGTCCGAAAAGCTGAAATCAAGGTGGAGGTGCTGCCGAAGTACGCCGCCTGGGCTGAGGGCGTGCTGAGCGCGGACGGCGCACAACAGGACGACGTGCTGATGTACGTGATGCTCTGGCGCGTTGACGCCGGTGACTATGCCGGTGCGCTGGCGATTGGCCGCCATGCACTGAAGCACGGCTGGGCGATGCCGCTGGGACAACGCACCACGGCGACTGTGCTGGCCGAAGAAATTGCCGACGCGGCAAAGGCCGCCATTCTGGCAAAGACGCCTTTTGATCCGGCCCTGCTGCTGGAGGCGCTGGAAGTTGTGGACGCGCACGACATGCCCGATCAGTCACGCGCCCGTCTGCATAAGTCCATTGGATGGGTGCTGACGGAAAGCAGCCCGGCATCCGCGCTGAACCATCTGAAGCGTGCCCTGCAGCTGGACGAGAAATGCGGCGTTAAAAAAGACATTGAGCAGCTGGAGCGGAAAATCCGTAACGCCAGCTGATAACCGGACGTGCCCACGCGCGGGGCGGCACGGGGTGGCGACAGGCAGCGCCGCATCAAAACCCCGTCCACCGCCCACCTATTCAGGAGTAACAGAGCAATGGAATTTATCGCGCCACAGAAGGCGACGGGAACGCCGGACATCATCCCCAACAATTCATTCTGGCCGGACGTTGATCTGGCGAAGTTCCGCAGCGTCATGCGCGTTGACGGCACCGTGACGCCGGAGCGTCTGCGTCAGGTGGTACTGACCGCGATGGCGGAGGTTAACGCGGAGCTTTACCCGTGGCGTGAGCGGCAGGAGCTGGCCGGTCATAACGGCCTGGCTGACGTTCCGGCGGAGCGTCTTGCCGGTGTGAGCGTGCGGCTGCATCACTATGAAAATGCGGTGTGGTGCTGGACGCGCGCGGTGCTGAACGAGCGTTATCAGGACTTTGACGCCACCGCCTCCGCCGTGAAGCGCGGCGAAGAACTGAGTGATGCCAGCGGCGATCTCTGGCGCGATGCGCGCTGGGCCGTCAGCCGCGTGCAGGACATGCCGCACTGCACCGTGGAGCTTATCTGATGAAAGTGCGTGCGCAGCAGTATGACACGGTGGACGCACTCTGCTGGCGTCACTACGGGCGCACGCAGGGCATGACGGAACAGGTGCTGCAGGCAAATCCGGGGCTGGCGGAGCACGGCCCCCTCTTACCGCACGCGCTGGAGGTGGAATTGCCGGACGTGACAGCGACGGCCACCGTGCAGGCCGTCCAGCTTTGGGACTGAATCATGTGGGAAAAAATCAGCACCTTTTTAACCTGGTGCATTGCGGTGGTGATGGCATGGTTGGGCGGCATGGACCTGAAAGACGTGTCCACCGTGGCCGGTGTGCTTATCGGCCTGCTGATGGCGCTTATCAGCTGGTACTACAAGCACAAAACCTATCAGCTGCTGGCAAGCGGGCGCATCACGCGGGGTGAATATGA